AGAGGATTTAACAAAGTACGTTGAGCAATTGGAGATTGAGCGACAAGCAAACACGGATGTTTATTCAGAAGAAACATTAATCAGATTAGAAAATTTAATTAAAGAGTATCACAAACTAATATTGTCATTATGAAAACACGGAACGTATTTAAGAAAGTAACAGAGGCATTTAACCAACACGTAAAGCCTACCACATTAGAAAACGAGTTCATCCCTAACAACGGAGTAAGACACGGAGACTTGAAAAGATATTGGGACAACTACAACGCTCAATTAGTTAACAGAATCTCAGAAATAAAAAGCTATGGAAGAATTTAAAAAAGGAGACAAAGTAAAAGTTAGAGGATGTTTCTCCGACTTTAAAAAAGAATATGAACACTTATGGTTCGAAGGTGAATTCTTTGTAATGTGTTCAAGGCTTTCTAAATGGAAGTATAGAGTTAAAGTAAATGGTAAATATTCCGATTGGAATGAATGCGAGAAAATATGAAAAGACACTTTGAACAAATTACAGAATTAGAAGAAGCTGAATGGAATTTAGCATTATCAAAAAAACAATATGAAAGGTGTAAGATTGCTATTGAAACAGGAAAATGGGAAGGTTATCCTGAATCTTTAAAAGGAAGAAAACAAACATTATCAATGCTAAAAGAAATTATTGAATTATTAGAACTTAAAATAGAAAAATTAAAATGAAAAAAATACTACATTTTTTCGGTTTAGAAACTCGTGAAGAAATTATGGAGTTTAAACAAAGAAGAGCATCGAAACCATTATTAATGATACTTAAAAGAATCGCTGAATTAGAAGATAGAGTTAAACAATTAGAAGATGAAACGATTTAAGATAACATACAAGGTAAAGCTAAAGAGGTGGGAGGAGCGTTACTTAATTGTAAGCGCATACACTCAGTCAGATGCTAAAGATAAATTCCAATTATGGAAAGGTTTAATAACAGATATACACGAATTATGAATTATAACATACAATCAATTACAGACACAAAGAAATCATTTCCTAAAAATACAAGATTCGTGTTTGAGGATTTTCTAATAGCTTGTCCTTTCTCTCTGGACTATCTTAGGCAAGTATCACGCAAACGAGAAGTAATGCAATGGCGGCAGTTAGGTATGGTTTGGTTAGCAATAGAAAATATGCACCTGAGCAAAGCAGGAAGATTCTTTGATAAAGACCATAGCACAGTTATTCACGCTTTAAAAGTAGTTAGACAAGCAAATAACGGATTTGATTATGTGCTAAAAGAAAAGATTGATAAGATAATGAACTGCATAGATTTAAGCGTACCTTACTCAAACGATTCAAGTGAGAACGAAAAGAACTCTTTAATTTATTTAGAACGATTAATTAAAAAAAAATTAGCTGCTGAAGGTATGCTATATGTTTAAAAGTATTATATTTGTAAACAATTAAAAACAGATAACTATGAAAAAAGAAGAAGTGGTAGACGTTCTACCGAAAAGCGAAACTATCTACACTAAGCTATGGAAAGCAAAGCAAGAGATAGGTAAAGTTACTAAAGGTTCTAACAATCCTTTCTTTAAATCGAAATACGCTGATTTAAACGCTATTTTAGAAGCTACTGAACCAATCCTATTAAAACACGGTTTAATACTCTTACAACCCATCTTAGACGGCAAGGTGTGTACTCAAATAATAGACATAGATAACGGAGACAAGATAGAAAGCAGTTTAGTTCTTCCAATGATTACCGACCCACAGAAATTAATTGCTTCGATTACTTACTACCGAAGAGGGTCACTCCAAACTCTGCTCACGCTTCAGGCGGTGGATGACGATGGAAACACGGCACGAGAAGCAGTAAGTAAGTTATTTCCTCAAAAACGTTTTGAATCTGGACTTGCTAAAGTATCAAACGGAGAATTAACTACTGAGCAATTTAAGAACGCTTTGAAAGGATATGAATTAACTGAGTTACAAACCAAAGCAATGTTATTGTTATAATTTTTGTATATTTGTAAACGTGGATAGAACGGAGGTAATTAGCCGTTTGAAAAGTGAAGCAGTTACACCTTCCACGTTTCTTTTTAACTGCATTAATTTAACTGCAAAAAAATGCAAGAACAATGGAAGCCAGTGGTCGGCTATGAAGGGCTATATGAAGTATCAAATTTTGGTAAAGTAAAGAGTTATGTTAGATATAAAGATGGTATCATTTTAAATATGTCTATAAACAGTACGGGATACCCAAGAGTATGTTTAAAAGGTAAATTTCATAATATTCATCTTATCGTAGCTAAAACATTTTTAAATTATATACCAAAAAAAGGTTATGTTATTGACCATATAGATGATGATAAAACAAATAATAATAAAAATAATCTTCAAATAGTAACACATAGATATAATATTACAAAATCAAAGAAAGGAACTTCTAAATATACAGGTGTTTGTTGGGATAAATATTATGGCAAATGGAAGTCTGCTATTCAAATAAATGGTAAAATAAAAAACTTGGGTAAGTTTGATTGTGAATTAAAAGCACATTTAGCTTATCAAAACAAATTAAAAGAAATTGAAAATGGAAAATAAAATATTATTTAGAGCAAGTTCCATAGGGGACTTAATGACTGAAAGCAGAAGTAAATCTGAAAAGTTAAGCAAAACTGCAAAAAGCTACATTCAAAAAGTATTTAAAGAAAGAGAGTTTGGATATTATGAAAATATAAATAGCAAAGCTATTGATAAAGGAATAGAAAACGAAGATGAAGCTATACAATTAGCATCTGAAGTTTTAGGGTGGGATTTCGTAATTAAAAACGAAGAAAAATATTCAAATGAATATATAAACGGAACTCCTGACGTAATTACAAAAGACTTACTTGCTGACATTAAGTGTAGTTGGAATATGGGTACTTTTCCTATCTTTGAAGATGAAATACCAACTAAAAATTATTGGTGGCAATTACAATCTTATATGTGGCTTACAGGACATTCTACCTCTGAATTGGTTTATGTGCTCACAAACACACCCGAACAAATAGTTGAAGACGAAATAAGACGTATGCACTGGAAGTTAAATAAAATAGATGAGGATTTAGACTTGCGTGAAGCGGTACAATCTCAACACACATTCGACCATATTCCTAACAACCTACGAATTAAAAGATTCATCGTAGAAAGAGACGAACAAGCTATCGAACAGATTAAAGAGAAAGTAGAACTTTGTAGAAACTACTACGAACAATTAAAAAGTATATTATGACACGAGAAGAAAAATGCAAGTACGCAAAACAAAGCGGATATAAGTATGATGTGAATACTGGTAAGATTTACGGAATAAAAGGTAAGGAAATAACACGTAGGCACAAAGGATATATAGCTATTAATTTACGAGTAGGAGAAAAAAACGAAAACTTATTTGCTCATCAATACGCTTGGTGGTTATGCTTTAATGAATTAGTTGATGAGTTGGACCATATTAACGGAGTGCGTGATGACAATAGAATAATTAACCTTAGAAGCGTTACACGACAACAAAATCAATGGAATAGAAAAACTGCTAAAGGCTATTATTTTAATAAGCGTGAGGGCAAATTTAGAGCAAAAATATATTTAGATTGGAAAGAAATAAACTTAGGTTATTTTGATACCGAAGAAGAAGCAAAACAAGCCTATTTAAACGCTAAAGAGAAATATCATATAATTTAATAGAAGATGAAACAAACAGCATTAAATGGTTTATTGAACAGATTGAAAACCATAACGGAGTTACAAGGGCAGGATTTCAAAAATGTATTGATGAAGGATTGCAAATGGAGAAAGAGCAAATAACTGATGCTTATGATGAAGCAAAGGTTGAAGGAATGTGTTTGGCTGCAAACTCAGAATATAAACATTTACAGGGATTTCAATACTACAATGAAACATTTAAAGAAAAAAAAATAAAAGACACAATTGTAGAATCCGTTTTAAGCTCATTTAGAGAACGCTCAGAGCGTGGAATAGATAAATACGGAGTAACACTTAACAGAACAGATTTAAGTACTTTAGAATGGCTAAAACATCTTCAAGAGGAATTGATGGATGCAACGCTTTATATTGAAAGACTAAAACAAGAATTTAATAACAAATAAAAACCAAGTAAAAATGAGTTACGACAACACGAACACGGCAGTTATTTTTAAGAATAACAAGAAAGAAAATGAGAAACATCCTGACTATAGAGGAACTATAAACGTAGATGGAAGAGAATTAGAAATAAGTCTATGGATTAAAGATGGAAAAGCAGGTAAGTTCTTTTCGGGTAAGATACAAGAACCATTTAAAAAGATGGAAAATACTTCTGACAAGATTAGAAATGAAAGTTCTGGGCTCCCTTTCTAAAACAAAATACAAATAGTTTAGTTATATTTGTACAATAGTTCTCGTCCTACATTATAAGAACTTAAAAAAGTTATTGACCCTGTCAATGAAGGAGAAGTAGGACGCTCTGGATTTGGTGGGGTTTTTTATTTAAAGGTTACTCGTTATCCTAAAACGTTTATTAAATTATGGCAAATGTCAAATTATTATTTGGTGGTTCTGAACAATCAGAAACACAATCAATCTCAGTAGAATGCTTTTGTAATATGTATGGAGAAATAACCATTCGCATTGATAAAGGTCAAGATTTTCCAATTTCATTAATTTCTTTAGATAGAGAAACTGCTATTAAATTTTCTCGTGAATTGCGTAAACAAATCTCTTTAATTGATTGATATGAGCGGTTGGATTAAAATACATAGAAAGATTTTAGATTGGGAATGGTACAATGATTCAAATACTTTTAGGTTGTTTATGCATTTAATTTTAAAAGCAAATCATAAATCTAAAAAATATAGAGGAGTTAATATTGATGTAGGTTGTATAATGACAGGTCGTGAATTATTATCTAACGAAACTGGTTTGTCAGTACAACAAGTAAGAACGTGTTTAGAGCGTTTGAAATCAACCAACGAAATAACCATCAAATCAACGAAGCAAGGTACTATAATTCAAGTACTTAACTACCAAAAGTATCAAGTATCAACCAACGAAATAACCGCAAATCAACCACAGAATAACCAGCAAGTAACCATTAACAAGAATGTAAAGAATGAAAAAGAAGTATTATTGGATGAATGGATTACGTATAGAAGGTCAATTAAGAAGGTTTTAAGCGAAGCATCTATAAACAAACTTTTAAAAGAAATAGAATCCTATTCAATAGAAAAATGTAGGTTTGTTATTGATGCATCTATATCAAATGGATGGCAAGGTTTATTTTGGGATAAATATATAGAACCTAAACAGATAGCTAAATCTGAAGAGCAAATAAGATACGCACACGTTTTAAAACAAATGGAACTAAACAAATGATACTATCAACAGGACATAGCACAAAATACTTAAACGACTATAAGAGCGGTAAGATATCTCAAGGGTTAGGTATAGGGTGTATATTAGATGACTACATTAGATTTAAACGTAAGCAACTAAATATAGTTTTAGGACACGATAATGTAGGCAAATCCTATTGGATGGAATGGTACTTTCTTGCATTGGCTACTAACCACGATTTGAAAACAGTTGTTTGGATGGGTGAGAACTCAAGCGGTCAAGTAATGCGTGATTTAATACAAATGTATTCCGGCAAACATTTTAAGGATTTAACTTATGATGAGATACGTAAACACGAATCGTTTATTGAATACTATTTTAAATTTTTAAGCAATGAAAAACTATACAAGCCAAAAGAAGTTTTAGATATAATTGGTTCTACAGATGCAGATATAGGATTTATTGACCCATTTACAGGGTTAGATAGAGGTATGCAGCATTCAGATAATTATGAATTTTTAAATACTACAAGACAATTCTGTAATCAATCTGGAAAGACTTTGTATGTATCAACACATCCTAATTCAGAAAGTGGTAGAAGTGGTATGTTATACGGAGATGACTTCCCTGAATGGAAAGGACATTTAAAACCACCACTTAAAGCGCACATAGAAGGCGGTAAACCTTTCTTAAATCGATGTGACGATATGTTAATCATTCACAGGTTAGTTAAACATCCTACAATGAAATATTCTACAATGATAGACATAGAAAAAATTAAAGATAGAGACACAGGTGGTCAATGTACTGAGTTAGGTATGCCTTTATTATTTGATTTCAATAGTGGATTAGGATTTAAGATTGGCGGTATCGACCCTATAAAAAGACGAAAGAATGTAATGAATAATGAAACCCAATCTTTTTACAGAGCATTAGAACATAATAGTAACTTTGACGATAAACTCCCTTTTTAATATGAATTTATTTGATGTAATACACGCTAAGACTTCCTTAAATGCAATCATAGGAAGTATCCGACTTTCTCTACACGATTTACGAGAGAAACACGAACACAGAAAAGATTTAATAGAAACCTTAGAGAAATACGAAATTTGGATGAATGAGACAAGAGATACTTTGAGTGCTATGGAAGACGAGAACAAGCAGTTAATTAAAAGACTTGCTCAGTATCATACTGAATATTTAAAATTAAAGCGAGAAAATAACGAACTAAAAGAAATATTATGAAGATTTTAAACTTATATGCTTGTTTAGGTGGTAACCGATACAAGTGGGATGAGGTAGCAGATAATTTAGAAATAACTGCCGTAGAACTTGACCCTGAAGCAGCACGTTTATACCAAGAGCGTTTTCCTAATGATACTGTAATAGTCGAAGATGCACACCAATATCTCCTGGACCATTACAAAGAGTTTGATTTTATTTGGAGTTCGCCACCTTGTCCTAGTCATAGTAGAGCAAGATTTGCAAGAAAGAATACAACTACTGCAATTTATCCAGACTTAAAATTATATGAAGAAATATTGTTTTTAGAGAATTATTTTAGTGGAAAATACGTTGTTGAAAATGTAATACCATACTATGAACCTTTAATAGCAGCACAAAAAAGAGGTAGACATTTATATTGGACAAACTTTATTTTGCCTAATGAATTAAACGAAAGAAAATCTTCTATAATGGAAAGCAAAGACGAAGTAAGTAAATGGTGCGTTTTTCACGATTATGATTTTAGAAAGTATAAAGGTAAACAAGCGGTTAATAAAATGGCAAGAAACCTTGTTGATTATGAAGCAGGGAAAACCATACTTGAAACTGCTTTAGGGATAATAAAAAAACAAAATGTTAACCAAGTATCAATATTTGACTTTGATGTATGAAAGCTAAGAAATGCAAAGTATGTAAAAACGAATTTACACCGATATACACTACTGCACAAAGCACTTGTTCGTTAAGTTGTGCTATTGAACAAACTGCTCAGAAGAAAACTCAAGCGTGGAAAGAGCGTAAGAAGATACTAAAAGACGAACTAACTACTGTGCAGGATTTAATGAAAGTAGCGCAGCAAGTATTTAACAAGTATATCAGGTTAAGAGATGAAGGAAATTTATGCATAAGCTGCGGTAAAAAACCTAAAAAACCGAATGCAGGGCATATGTATTCAGCAGGTGGACACTTCAATGTAAGGTTCGATGAGCGCAATGTACATTTACAATGTGAGTATTGCAATTCGTTTTTATCTGGCAATCTTTTACCTTACCGTGAAAATCTTTTAGCTAAGTTAGGATATGAAGAATTCGAGCGTTTAAGCATTGATGCGATGAAAATACGAAAGTTTACACGAGAAGAATTAAAGGAGATTATAGAAAAATATAAGCAAAAGATAAAAGACTTTAAAAATTAAATATATATTTGAACCAACAAAACAGAAAAATTATGAAAGTAGAAATCGAAAACTTTACAGGAACTCAGAAAGAGTTTGAATTAGAAATCGTCTATGCACAAGGAGTGATAGAGATATTCTCAGCTAAAGCCGAATACAGATATGGCTATGACTTAGCAACTGACACCCCAGAGTTTATTTTTGAAAGCATTCAAGGGGCGAAATGGAATGGCATAACAGGAATTTATTTCCCTTATGTTTTCTCAGAAGAAGAATGCAACGCAATCGAAGCGCAGATGAGAGACCAAATTGATTGGGAAGAAATTATAGATGTGTTAAACAATTGGAATAATAGAGACTGATATGAAAGTTAAAATAATTTTTAACCTACCTGAAGACGCACACGAGTATAATCTTGTAAACAAGGCAGTAGATATGAGCGTAGTTCTTCACGAGTTCGACCAATATTTAAGAGGGAGATTAAAATACGAAGAGAATATAACCGACGATGCATATAATGCGTTACAGGATGCGCGTGATAAATTGTGGGAGATGGCTAAAGATGGAGGTATAGAACTATGACACCGAAAGAGAAAGCAAAAGAATTGTTTGATAAAATGTATATGGTTGATGACCCGATGGGAAACTACCCGATGTGTTTTGATACAGCTAAACAATGCGCCTTAATTGCAATAGATGAAGTTATAGATAATATTGAAGATGATTATATGCATTATGAATTGGATTGGTGGCAAGAGGTAAAACAAGAAATAAATAAACTATGAAAAGTACAGAACTAAAAATCTATCAAGCTACAATGTTTGTTATATTTAGCGTAATACTTGTTTTACTCGTTTCTAAGGCACTTTCTACTAATAGTAATAGCAAAGTATATCCAATAGAAAGAAGTACTATTAAAACGTCTTATTTAAAGCCGTCTGATTTATCAAAAGAAAATCTATCTTTGCAGAAACAAAATTATTACGAAAGATTATGGAACGAGAAATAATATTTATATACCTTTTGATTCAAGCATTTTTTATGTTAGGACTAAGTATGTTAGCATTTAAGATGGAATATTTTAATTTAGCAGTAATATTTTTAGTAATTGGTGCTTTAAATTTGATAGCTTTAAGCATCTTTATGTATGATATATGGGTAGGAAGATAGTAAAAGACGAAATGCACAGGAAGTATCGTATGAATAGACGTACTGCTGATTGGTTTTTAAGTTATATGTATGATGGTATGGCTTTTATAAGGCTAAATCCTGAAGAATGAAATATGTTTATAAGGTTATAGATTTAATTTGGGTGTATGTTATTAGCCGATTGTATAGAAACGAAGACAACTGAAAGTTCATCAGAGTGGTTAGCATCGGTAGCAAAACACCACCAGCACTTTATATCGGTAGTTAAATCCTTTGGAGAAGACCGATACTCAGAAGACATAGTGCAGGAGATGTATTTAAGAATCTACAAATACACGAACCCAGAGAAGATAATAAAAGACGGACAAGTAAATCAAGGTTTTATATGGTTTGTACTGCGTAATATTTATGTAGACTACTGTAAGCAAAAATCTAAGATTGAAAAGGTAACCATAAACGATGCTTTAGATATAAAAGATATTGACGTTACCGGAATAGAGAAAGCTAAAAACGATATTGAATTAAAGATATATATGGAAATAGACTCGTGGCATTGGTACGATACGATGTTATTTAAGTTATATAAAGAGAACAATCATTCTATGCGTGAGTTATCTGCGTTAACTAAAATATCTGTAACGTCTATATTTCACACTATAAAGCATTGTAAGCAACGTTTGATTGAGAATGTAGGAGAAGACTATCAGGATTATTTGAATGGCGATTTTGAATTAATATTATGAGTTATATATTATACATACATAAAGATAGATGTTCTAATGAAGTTTTTTATGTCGGAATGGGTGATAGGTCAAGAGCTTATGATGAAAAAAACAGAAGCAAAGAATGGAAAGACAAAATTTCTGAATGTTATTTTGATGTAGAAATTGTAGCTAAAAATTTAACTAAAGAATTAGCATTTATTTTAGAGAAATCATTTATAGAAATGTATGGGATTGAAAATTTAATTAATAAAACAAAAGGTGGAGTTGGAGCATTAGGTTATAAACACACTAAAGAAACAAGAAGTAAATTAGCAAATGCTCAAATCGGAAGAAAAAAAAGTGCTGAAGAAATAAAAAAATCAATAAATTCAAGAGTAGAATTATATTCATCAAATTATAGACATATAGAAACAGGAACTATACATAAGGGTTTAAAAAATGCTTGTGTATTTTATAATATAAATTACAGAGCAGAACACCAAAGAATACAAAGAAATAGTTTCAATAAAAGTTTTGAGTTGGTATGAAAGAATCTGAAAATACATACCATAGTTTGAGTGAGATTAGAAATAATTACGCTGAGTTAATTGATAAATATTATCAGTTGGTACAGAAACACGAAAAGCTACAGGAAGAATTTGACCAACTAAAAGAAAGATATATGAACTTAATAGATAACAAATGAAGACGATACGAGCGTATTTAGAAAATCAAAAGGAGTTAGCCTATGTATCATTTGCAAATAGTCTGCAAGGCGAAAATGTTAACTTATTAGATGCAAAACACTTTTTAGAAAGAATAGTACATTTAGAATTAATGATTAAAGAATTAGGAAATGGAAAAGAAAAGAAGAGGTAGACAGCCAAAGGTAGTTACCGAAGTGGTAGAGATAGTAAAAGACGAAGCGAAAGAATTAGTAAACGAGATTAAAGAAGATGTCGCTGAAGGTTTAGGAGATACTTTAGAAAAGGTATTTAAGAAAACAGGTATCAAGAAGTTAGTAAAGTTTATAGCTGGAGAGGACTGCGGATGTGACGAGCGTAAGAAGAAGCTAAACGAACTATTCCCTTACAGAAAAATTAGCTGCCTAACTGAAGACGAATATAATGTATTAGATACTTTCTTTGGTAAGAATACTGCTGAAATAGCACCGAGCGACCAACACGAACTACTCAAAGTTTACAATAGAGTTTTAAATATAAACAGAGAGCCTACAAGCTGCTCAAGTTGTTGGAGAGATATTCTTAATCAGTTGAAGAAAGTATACAACCAATATAAAGACGAACACGATGCCAATTCCTAATCCTACATCTTCAGAAACGGAGAAAGAATTTATTAAACGATGTATGGCAGATAATACAATGGTTAGTGAATACACAGATATAGACCAAAGATTTGCCGTATGCGTTTCAAGTTTTAACGAAAAGACGAACAATGTTAAAGCAGCCGAACAAAATAAAAGTGGAAACTAACTATTACTTAGTAGTTATAAACCCAGAACTCCATAGACAAGTATGGAATAGCTTAAGACTTACTATGGCAATTGCTGAAGCTGAGTATGTATTGTTTTATGATAACACGATTAAAACAATCCATATGGAAGAGGTAACATACGAGAACTATTTAGGAATGAATTATTCACTCAACTAACAAAACACGAAACAAATGGGAAGACCTAATAAGATACATAGCCCCGAACACCTATGGGAGTTATTCCAAGAATATAAGAAGAAGACTAAAGAAAACCCATTCATTGTAAAAGACTTTGTAGGTAAAGATGCTGAGATGGTTTATAGAGAAAAGGAAAGACCTTTAACGATAGAAGGCTTTGAAAACTATTGTGCAGACCAAGAAATAATTCAAGATTTAGGAATGTATTTTAGTAATTCAAAAGGAAGGTATAAACGTTTTTCTACTATCTGTTCACGTATACGCAGGGAAGTGCGCTCAGACCAAATCGAAGGTGGTATGGCAGGTATGTACAACCCATCTATTACACAACGTTTAAATAGCCTTGTAGAGAAGACACAGACTACTATTATAGAACAACCCTTGTTTGATTTAGAAGGAGATAATGACGAGTTGGAAGATTAATTTATGTTCAAAGTAACTACTGCTATACGGAAGATTCTTGCGTTAAAAAAACGGATTAAGATTATTCAAGGCGGAACTTCGGCAGGAAAAACGTTTGGCATACTTCCTATCCTTATAGACAAAGCAGCAAGGCAATCAGGACTTGAGATTAGTATAGTAGCTGAAACGATACCACATTTAAGAAGAGGTGCATTAAAAGACTTCTTAAAGATAATGAGGTGGACTAATAGATATGTAGATGCAAACTTTAATAAATCACTTTTAAGATATGAATTTGCGAATGGCAGCGTTATGGAATTCTTTTCGGCTGATGATAGTTCTAAGTTACGGGGTGCTCGTAGGGATATATTATATATTAACGAGTGTAACAATGTCACTTTTGAAGCTTACAATGAGTTATCGATTAGAACGAAGAGAGAGGTATTTTTAGACTTTAATCCTGCAAATGAGTTTTGGGTACACACGGAACTAAAAGACGAACCAGATAGCGACTTCATAATTCTAACCTACAAGGATAACGAAGCCTTAGACCAATCCATAATAGACCAAATAGAAAAGAACAAGGAGAAAGCTAAAACTTCTGAGTATTGGAGAAATTGGTGGAACGTTTACGGACTTGGTTTAGTAGGTAGCTTAGAAGGAGTTGTGTTTAATAATTGGAAGATAATAGACAATATTCCGATTGAAGCACGATTAATTGGCATAGGGTTAGACTTTGGTTATTCAGTTGACCCTACTGCGATAGTGGAAATATATCAATACAACGGACAAAGAATAGTAAGAGAGAAGGTATATCGCACCGGTATGCTTAACTCTGACATAGCTAAAGAACTACAAAAAAACGTAGTGGTATATGCTGATAGTGCTGAGCCTAAAAGTATAGAAGAGATACGCAGACAAGGAATAACGATTAAAGGTGTTACAAAGGGCAAGGACTCGATTAATTACGGAATAGATGTAATGCAACGCCAAGAGTATTTAGTAACGTCTGATAGCACTAATTTAATCAAAGAACTTAGAAGCTACTGCTGGGACACGGATAGAACAGGAGTGAGATTAAATAAACCTGCAGGTGGCAACGACCACATTATAGATGCGCTACGGTATCACGAAATGGAAACTTTAGGACTAAACAATAGTTATGGGACATACGCCATCCGTTGAGGAAATGATAGCAATAGTACAGGACTACATATACGATAGAAAGCGTGTAAGGGTAAAAATAGTATTTGACAACCCAATGAGAATGCGAAGAGATGTAATGCTCTTAAACGAAGCGTATAGCATTGCAGTTATGTATAACAATAAGGATAAATAAAAGTTATAAAAATATGAAGTTAGAATTGCTTATACCAACATCACTAAGTGAGATTCCATTAAAGCATTACCAAGAATTCAGAAAGGTAGCTGAGAACTCAAATGATGAGGAATTTGTAGCTGAGAAAATGATAGAGTTATTTTGCGGCATAGAACTAAAGGATGTTATAAAAATCAAAGCATCTGATATTTCTGATATGGTGAGCCACTTCAATAAATTGTTTTCTGGAAAGCAAAAGTTTGAACATAGATTTAAGATAGGAGATTTAGAGTTTGGATTTGTACCTGACTTAGAGAATATATCTTGGGGTGAATATATAGATATTGAACGTAATCTTACAGATTGGGACACGATGCATAAAGCTATGGCAGCAATGTATAGACCTATCACAAAGCGTAAAGGAGAAAAATACGAAATAGAAGAGTACAACGGAACTGCTAACTATTCGGAAGTAATGAAGTATGCACCTTTAAATGTAGTGTTTGGTGCATCGGTTTTTTTTTGGACTTTAGGAAGCGAATTGTTGACGGCTTTGATGGACTATTTGGAGAAGGAGATGAAGGGGATGGACTTAACGACTATTCAGAGCAAACTCAATTTGGAAAACAATGGGGATGGTATCAAAGCATATATGCACTCGCTAAAGGAGACATTACACGATTTGACGCAGTTACCAGAGAACCATTGGTTAAGTGTTTGACCTTACTAACATTTGAGAAGCAAAAGACGGAAATAGAAATTAGACAAATTAAAAAGCAACAACAAAAATGGTAGGATTCTACACGATTATAGATAAGTTAAAGACGGAGTTAAATAGTTCTCCGTTTGTTAATTCAGTTACAGA